CACGCACTAAATTAGGATTTGTGTTTGCAAGTCCTTCGTCCTCGATACCTTCCTCGATATTGAGTTCGTAGTCATCGGCGGTGAAGGGGGAAGCAAGGGCAAAATCGCCCCCGCCCCCGCCGTGCTCCTCATCGTCCTCATCTTCGGGCGGTGACATGACAGCCTCTTCGCTCATTTCCAAAATGTCGGGCAAATCGTCAAGATCTTGCTCCGTCGGCGGTATCAATGATATTCTGTCATTCATAGCGTCGCCGCCTCCTTTCTTTATTTCTTTCTGTCATGGTATCTATGGTGCATTAAACCATAAACACTTGTTTCTTCGGTATCGTCAGTCAAAGTCTGGTTATACAGTTCTTTTACTGTCCCCCAAATACTGCGCCAACCTTTTTCAATACTTGCTTCTTCTTCATCGGAAAGTTCGCGTCTTTCTTCGTCGGGGCTTGTCATTATATCTTGTGCGTATTCTGCGTCTGTTTCCGTTGCCCCTGCGCCAAGTTCGCGCCTTATCGTTTCCTTTTCCTCGGCTTTCTCTTCTTCGTGCATTCTTGCCACATCTTCCGCCGTCAATTGCGTGTTAGGCTCGCCTGCACCATATTCCCAAGCGACACCTTCACCGCCACCGTTCTTTACACTTTCCATGTACTGTCGGTATTTAATTTCGGCGTTATTGTAAAGGTCAGACAAACGCAAAGGAGCATTCGTTCCAAAATAGAACTTTTGCTCGCGTCTGTTATAACGCGGTGTATCATAATCCCCTGCGTATTCATTTAACGCCGCACTTAACCAATAAATCGGTTTATCCCCGCACCGTCCTTGTATACCAGTGAGAACGGCTTTGGGAATGACTGCACCACGGAAAGACACATACCTGTCACGAAATTGCGCAGCCGCTGTGTTAAGCGCGTTTTCATCGTCCATACCGCAACAACGCAACGCCGTCGCCATAAGCATAATATCGTTCTTTACATCGGGGTTTCCGTAAACGCTAATTGTCGATTGTCCACCTTCAAGATTGTCCACTTCATCCATATCGTAAACAGTAGTATCAATCAATGCACTAATACCATCTCTGTATGCTGACCGCGTTGTTTCATCGGTATCTTTATAGCGTGCATACATTGACAGCCCTGTGTCAAAGTCACCGTATATATTCGCAAACGACGCCATAACTTGCCCATGCTTAGCAATATTCTCTCCAAGGTAAAGTTCAACTACATTTGCGTATTCCGAAATGAACTCCATTTCCTTTTTCATGCGTCCCAAATATTTCGGGTCAGAAAGTTTATCGCTTGTAAGCATTGCCATATCTGCCTTGAAACGGCTTGCCACTTCTTCGCGAATATCCTTGCAATTACTGCTCATTAAAAGTTTCATTGCACTTTCTTTTTCCCCAGCGTTCAAGTGCTCTAAGAATTTTTGTGTAAAGAACGGAACGCCCTGCTCTTTGTCAATCTTTGCAGAATGTGTAGGCACGGTGCGACCGTCTGGCAAAGTCACATAGTCTTTGTCTTTCAATATTGCGTCATACACCAATTCATGAAAGGACTCCTTGACTTTCTTTTCATTCTTTTTCTGCTGTCGGCGCAATGCTTCTTTTTGTGCCTTTTCTTCTGCCCGTCGTTCAGCCTCGACTAATTTATCAACACCGCTCATAACAGCAGGTGTATATTTTTCCAAAGCCAACGCTTTGTTCGGGTCCACTGTACGCCATGCTTCCACCATTGCAAACCAGCCGTCTTTGTCTTTGCGCTGGATATAGTCTTGCACCAAGTCGTAAGTTTCCTTATCGAGGAATTGCGCGTTCCATTTGTCAGCCATGTCACCCAGTGCGGAACGGTCGAGCACTTGCCCAAGTGTCACGGTCTCGCCTGTTAGCGTTGTCTGGAAAGTGACACCATCGAGCAATTCATGCATATCTTCCTTGTTCAAGCGTCCAGTTTGCATAAGTTTTTGTACGAACTCCGACATTATGCCATAGCGATATTTCGCTGGTAATCCCATTAAACGCACGGGATTAAAGGCTTCCTGTACCTGTGCTTTGAGCTGGTCCATTCCACCTTCTTGATTAAGCATGACAGGCAAATTCTCGGCAATCGCACCTAAATCGCTCTGTACCTTTTGCAACCCTGCAACAACATCTTCATCGCGCCGTTTCTCTTGCCATTGATTCCAAAGGCTCGAAATGTTCGCTGGGTGCGCTTCATTGTACCCTGTCTCAAAGGCCGTCTTGTTAATGACAGTTCCCAACTCGTAAGCGTGCTTCTCTTTCCATTCCTTTTGAAATTCCTGATAGCGTTTCGCCTCTTCATCCATTGAGACAGTAGGCTCCATTGCATACTTTTCATCATACTCACGCTTCATTTTCGCTGACAGAAAACCACCGCGCATTTTGTCAGCGTAAGCGCGAAAGTACGGGTTAGCGGTATCGTCCAAAAACCCGTACTGTTGCGCCGCGTCAATTGTATTGAGCTTTTCAATATCCTCTTGGCTTTCCATTCGCACCATGCGCTCTGCTGCCATCATGCCCGTTTGCTCTTGGTATTTCTCATGCGCCAAGCCGTAGTTGCTTAGTGCAGCGGAAAGTTTCTGCATATTATCGCCAAGTGAAGTATCCGTTCCTTGATAGAAGGCGCGTTCGGTTCTTAGTCCGTTATACTGCCCGACATATCCTCTCGCCGCCTGTGGCGTGAATTGTTGCTGTGTGCCGATTGCGCTCGCAATATTCGTAGGCATTGCGCTTGCGCCCCCTTTCATAATTAGTCATCTAAGTACCTGTTAAGGTCGAGATTTCCGTCCTTATCAAAGTACGAATCATAGTTTGTTGTTTGCTGTGATTGACTGACAGTAGAAGGAGCAACAACTCTATAGCCATCGCTCCCGTTCGCGTCAAGCCCCGCTTGCTTTCGCATAAGTTTCAGTTGCAATTCGTTTGTCTTGCCTGTGTAGTATGCGGTAGCAACGCCAAGCATAGTACCAAGCACTGACGGTTTCTTAACATCTTGAATTGACGCAATTCCCATCTTTGCTTGATTGAGTGCGCTTTCTTTGTTAAGGTCAATCTCGTTCGACTGTTTCTGATAGTTTGCCTTAACTTGCGCTGTCGCTCTGTTTGTGTCAGCCTGTGCAGCACGCTTCAATAAATCAGCGGTGCGACCGCCACCTTCCAGCCCTTCATTGACAGCGGCCGCCACCTGTGCTTCGAGCCTGTGCCCCTGCAAGCGGTCTTTTTCGAGTTCGTCCACGGTAGCCTCGAAAATATCGTGCCTCTGTTGCTCAAGGTTTTGGAAACTATAGTTCATTGTCGTAACATAGTTTCGTGCATTTTGCTGATTTACTTTGCCTTGCTCTATGAGGGCTTGATTTTGAGAATACGCCCCAAAGAGTGCCGATGTAACAGCAAGTGCTACTCCCATAATCAAACCCCCCTTGATTTAGCTACAAAAGTTCCTTCCCACAAATAAGACACAAGCGAAAGCGGTAAAGGCATATCTGAACGGATATACGCTGTATAATTAGTGTTCTCCGCCTGTATCGGTACACGGAATATTCCTGTGTCTTTTACCATCTCGCCTAATTTCGTCTTGCCTATGTGCCTTCCTGTCATGCGATATTTGTGCGAACCGCTTCGGCTATTAACCATGACATAAAAATAACCTGTGTCTGCATAGTTGATCTTTAAGTCACGGATTTGTAAACGCCCGTTAGCCACTGAACGCAATTGCCCTGTGCTGTCTTTCTGCTGCATATAAATAGGCGATAGCGCAACCGTGAACATATAAGGCAAGCCAACAATAGCGGTTTCGTTGCTGTGGTCGCCGTCGAGATAGACATAACCACTGTTTTTCTGTATGTCCGTATAGTGCCATACATGATATGTTCCGTCCTGTTCAACCATTGCGTATTGCGTATACTGTGGCGCGGTAATGTCGAAAATATTGTAAAGGTTTATCGCTGTTCGCTCGTACACCTCATCATATTCCATTGCGCTTGCAGGTACGACACGCTTGCTGTCCATAAAGACACGATACGGTTCTTCGTTTAAGTCTTTCGTCGAATAAGTGAAATTCATTTTTTCCAATGCATAACGCCGTCCACGATTTATTACGACATATAAGACAGAACCGTCAAAGAAACAACCCATAATACCACCGTTCATCTGCCACTTGCTCCATGCGGCCTGAACCCGCTTTTCATCTTGGAACAAATACTTATAGACATAAATGGTTTGTGGGTCACCGTCCGACAAACAAAGCATGATATTCTCGTTTGTTGACGGAATGATTTTGTGTACATTGTTTGGAATGTAGCTCGCAATATGTGCGCTTATGTCTTGCGCTGCCCTCATTTCCGTTGCGCTCGGTACAAAGTAATACTCCATAATCGAGGTATATTCTGCACGCGGTGCGGGGAAATAAAGGTTTTTACCACAAACAACGGGTCTACATCCGGGTGCTGAACTATAGCCTGTAGTATTGACAAGGGCTACATTCTTAGGCGATAGCGTTGTATCACTTCGTAAAATGAACTGTGTACTATCGCTGAAGCAATACAGTTCCTCGTTAAACTGTACGGCATAGTTCAGAATGTTGATACTGTCCGTTGTCGTCGATACATCAATCGGGTCAGTGTCCAATACATCATTAGCCGTCGTCATCCAAAAATTGAAATACTCCGCGCTTTCAGACATAATGACATTTTCCCCAGCCAAGAAGCCCAAGCGATTGCGATAAAAGAATACATCGTTAATCTTTTCGCCAACGAAACTCGGAAGCGGGTTGCTGTCCTCATCGCCGATAGCACGCCGTCCCCACGCGACAGGACCGAAGGTAAATGTACCATCGCTGTTTCTGACAAGTGTGTGAGGCATTGTCGTACGGTCAAGTATATCGTCAATGTTTGGACAAACTGTCTCTTTCCAAACTTTATCGTTATTGTCATATCGGACATAATAACTTCCCGCACTTCCACCGCTTGGGTCGCCTAAAACCTTTACGGTATAGTTATGAGGCGCGGTCGCTGGAAGCAAAGAAAAACGCTGTACTGTTTTACCAATACCAATCATAGCCTGGTTGTTAAAACCGTCCTGTGTCTTTACATATTGCGCGTTCTTTATTTGTATCCAACAGTCACCCTTTTGTATATCGTTATCGGTAAATCCCTTGGTTTTCAATGACTCAACCAATTTAGTAACGATATAGTATGTATCAATTTGCTGTGTGTGTGATTTATCACTGCCATCAGGTGTAGTGTATGAAGCCCACTCGTGCCACTCGCTACCATCATATACTTGTATTCCGTAGGTGCGTCCATACTGCCCCTGCTTGATATGTACAAGACACCCTTGCGTTGCATACGGATTATCTGTCTTGTGCTGGTACATCTTTACTGTAATCTTTTTGTTAACAATAAATGTATAGTCAGCAACGGATATTACACGCAAATCTTCACGCGGATTGTCTGTGTCTATATACATTCCGTCCGTACCAGATAATGTTTGTACATTCCCGTCGAGGTCATATATAGCCATCGTGTGATTTGAAAAGAAAAAGACAACATACTTTTCGTTTTCGTCGCGCCGTATAAAATGCACCAGCGGTTTACCAGTATCCGATGAACCAACGCTTAAATTTTTGATATAAGTAAGAGGCGGGCGTTTCTGCAAGCCTGCCATCTCTGTAGAAAAACCGTTTATCTGTTCGGTGAATTGTTCGGGCAAGCGTAAAATCGGCGGTTGCTGTGATACGCCTGACACCATGTTTTTGATATTTTGCGAATACAAAGCCATCGCGCTTACCCCTTTCTTTTTTATCGTCTATCCAACATACTCGCAATACTCGTTAACTGCAACATATTGTAATTACCCATATTCATGTCATAGTCAACAATATCGCTGTGTGCTTCCATTAGTTGTTGCTGTAAGCTTTGCGAAACATTCGCGTCAGCCAAGTATTGCATTTGAAAATCGCACGCTGCTTTGATTGCGATATAGTTGCGAAAAGCGTCGGGCAAATCCTCGAAATCAAGAAACATCGTTAATTCACCCGTCACATTTTTGTCAAATTTATCAGTGTGTTTTACCATGTCATACAATGCGCCCCCGCGTATTCCATACTGTCCACCGTCAGTTGCCTTAAACGAAATGACAGAGGAATTCATGCGAATCCGTTTTGTGTTTGGGTCAGGGGTCAGGGTAAACTCTCCACGGTTAAAATCCCAGCCCTTGCGCTGTATGTTACGGCTTGTAGTGTCAAGCATACGGATGGCATTTGCTACATCAACATCTACATCACCACTCGACAATTGACTTTCAATTAAGTCGCTGGAAGATGAATAGCCAACCATAGAACTAACCGTTGACATAATACTATTGACTGGATCAGCGCCTATGGACGCCAAGATAATATTGATTGCGTCTAATTTAGTTGTCGCGATAAGCATTGACGCTTCCCCCTTTTGTTAATGTAAAAAAAAGGGGTACAGTGAAATTCACCATACCCCTTCTTTTCTTGTTTAGTTGTTTGTGTGTGTGTTCTTACGCCTTGGCGGTAATGACACCAAGGAACGCGCCTTCAGGACGCAAGCCTCCCATACCCTCGGCCATTTTGGCGATAATCTGGTCAGCCTGATATTCCGGACGACGCGCCTTTTCCATTGCCAAGTTCTTGAGCTTCAGCACACCGACTGCGCTCTTGTGGCAAATGACGATAGGCTTCTTGTCAACATAAGCCGCCGGGAACTCATGGCCTTCACCTTGCATAACGCCTGCCGCGTCGTCGCCACCGCGAACAATGTGCGGGCACTCCATGATATCGAAACCGGCAAGACGAATGACATTGCCTTCAAGAATCGTTCCCGACGCGCCATAATCACGATTGAGAAAATCGAGAGCCGACGCAAGGGCACTGTGAATCTCAGGGTCAATGTAAGCGTATCGGTCGTTTGCAGGGACATAGTTGTTAGCCATGCGGGTCTTTGCTTCAAGCAGAATCTGATAGACAGCCAAGCCTGTCTGCTTGTTGATACCAACAACGGTATTGTCAGCCTGCACCGTGATAACGCCGCCTTTACCAAGACCAGCGACATTCTCGTTCGGGTTCAGAGCCTCTTTCGCAATTTCCGCAAGCACGGAAGCGTCATGGGAGATAGCAAGAGCCTTGCCAAGCTCAGCCGCATACGGGCTCCGGAAATCATAATGAGCGATAAACTCATCAATGTCGGCAATCAGCACATCAGCGGTCAGCAAACCGTCGATATGAATGACGCGTTCCGACTGCTGAATGTTCTCCCTCTTATCGTCAAGGCTCTCACCCGGCTTCAGGTAATGAGCGACGGTACGACCAAACGCAGGGAACTGTGCGGACTTACCGCTGGAAATAGTGCGCTCCAGTGCGCGTCCGTTCGTGACAGAAACGCGCTCAAAAGCCGTCAGGGTTTCACCAGCAAACACCTTGAGGGCAAGTGCGAGCTTTTCAGCGTCCGTCCCTGCCTGTCCATTTGCTGCCATCGGATTTGCAATAGTTACCGAACTCATTGTACATCAAACTCCTTCCAAATTTTAACAAACACCGCTTAAAATATAGTAGCGGCTTTTACCTTCGCATAAACCTGCTGTGTGTATACTGGGTCAACATTGTACCGAGGGTCGCTCATGTCCTTTGTCATCTGTTCAAAGTTCGTGTAGCCCTGCGGTTCTCCGCCACCCTTCGCCTGACCTGCCATCACGGTCGGATTAGCCGTTCCGTAGGTTTTTGTCATTTCTGCTTTCAGTCCGGCAATAGCAAGTTTGATTTGTCCCAAATTCCCGCTATTGACTGCCGCGTTGAAACCGTCGATGACATCCTGCGGTTGCCCTGCAATGTACGTTTGCAGCTTGGCAAATTCCTCATCCCCGCCTGCATATCCTTTTACAGTAGACACAAACCTATCCATGCGTGCATTAAGCCCGTCAAGGTAGGCGTCAACAACCTGTTTCGGATAGCCTGCGTCGGCAAGCTTTTTCAGACTGTCAGCGGATAGTTCCCCTGCGTCGGCGTATTCTTTGGCGAGAGCGTCGAAATCGACATTCTTTTTAGCCAAGTCCGCCTTAACTTCCAACTCTGTCTGTTTCTGCTTGTCGAGGTCTTGCTGTACCTGCGTTTCTGCATTGCTTGACTGTTGCTGTTGTTGGCTTTCCCCGCCGTCCTGCTTCCCGCTCTCGCCCTGCGTGTTGGCGTTAGCGTTCTGGTCGGTGGTATCAAGCGATATGTTTCCCGACTCAACTTCTACCCGTGTCGTACCGTCAATTTGCTGTACGGTCATGTTTGGCAAGGTTTGCTGTTGGGTCGCGTCAACCTGTGTTTGCTGTGCGCCGTTGGTGTTGTCAACCGTCGGCGCGTTGTTTGTGGTTTCCATGTCTTTCACTCCTTATATTATTGCGCCATTGCACCTTTAACCACGTCCGGCGCGACATTTTGCGCCATCTGCATTTGCGCGGCTTGCATTTGTTCCTGCTCCATTTCTTGGTCAGACTTGACAACCGCTGACGCGTCAATACCAAGCGAGGTCGCAATCTGCCGTAAAATCTCGGCTTGCTTAACACTCGTTTGAAACGCCTCTGGAAAGACTGTCGCATATCTGATAAATGTATCAAGCTTGCTCAAATCGTGGCCGCGTCCTAACGCTTCAATTCCTGTTGTAATGACTGGCTCGATACCTTTTGCACCTTGTGGCAAGTCAGGTATCACATTCTCCAATGTCATCTGCACCATGAAACGACGGATTAACGGCAACTGGAACTCCTGCGAAAGAATACTGTAAATACTTCCTACCGTATCTTCGAGCTCGTTTGCAACATATCGAATCTCTTCAGCGGTCACTCGTTCAGCGTTTCGTTGCACCGCGCTATTGAGCAGAAATGCATAAGACAACCGACTTTCAATTGCTTGAATTGCCGTTTGCGTTATCTGTAAATCGCTTGTCTTGTTAATCTGCAACACTTGAATATCTTCAATGCGTCCTTTAACGAAAGCCCCGCTTTGCGCTTTGGAAAGGTCAGAAACGCGCGTCACGCTGTTCGGATTGACAAGGTAAAGAATATTACTCGCCACCGCCGCGACTTCGACAACGGATTTAGACAAAGCTTCAAGGCTCTTCAAATCTCCGATGTATTCATCAACAAAAGAGCGTCCATAGCTCTCGCCGTCCATTTTCTTCAAACGGAGAGGAATCCACGGGCTTTTGTCAATCGGATATTGCTGTTCGCTTCCTTCGATTATCTTTCCTTCGACTTCCTGATAAGACTTGTAAACACCTTCTTCGAGGTATGTATGTGTATAAACATCATAAGCTTTATCAGGCTCGGTATCCGCACCGTCAATACAAGCTTGTGCTTGTTCAGGAAGGGCAGCGAAAGCAAGCCTTTCTTTTGCGATAATCTCGATAACATTTCCGATACCGTCGCGTTGCAAGACATAATTATTAAGGCGATATAGCCTCATGCCACCTTCAGCGGGCGGTAGAAACACCAATACATTACCCGCGATAATAAGTTGCAAGATAGCCTCGTTGCAAGACACCCGCAACTGGTGGCTTTCCATATACGAAATAATCTTGCGTTCCATTTTGTTCAAAGCCGCTTCCCATTCTTGAATCGTTTTCGGGTCATCGCCAAGTGCCATCTGTACATCGTCGCCTAATGACAACCTAAAGAATGGACTGTTTGGCGGAAAGAGAGCAAGCATAAGTTTCGCGGTCAAATTATTTACACCGCGTGCTCCTATGCTCTGATAAGGCGTTTCGTAATCCGTTGAACTCGTATCAGAATCCTTGGGGAACGCCATCGGAATCGTATATTTTGCGGCTTTCTCGGCTCTGTCTGTGTAGCTCTTGCGCTCGCCCTCGAGCTTAGAATATCTGTTTTTCGCTGTTTCAGAATTATGGTCAAATACCTTTACATTAGCCATTAGATATTCAACCCCGTTCCGACACTGCCCCCGCCACCAGCGTCTTTATTAAGCGGGTTGACAAGCAGTCCTTTTTTACCGCGTCTCTTTTTCAAGCTTTCGCTCGAATTGCTTTCAGCGCGGTCTTGCTGTGCGCTGTCTGCTGCGGGCGCGGCTGGTTGTGCTGGTGCTGGTGCGGCTTTCTGTTGTACAACTGTTTGCTGTGGTGTAGAGCTACCGCCACCACGGCTACCCATCAAACCGCCTAAAAGTGCACCGCCTAAAAGTGCTCCTACTACTCCCATCGGTCTTTACCTCCTTTGCGTTTTATACAAGCTTTCACTCGGAACAAGCAGGGACGAAACACCGCCGCCTTTGCTTGTGTTCTTTGCTCCCATTACCGGCGCCTCGGGTTCTGCTGAAGATGTAGAAGAAAGTAATTCCTTTCCGCTAATTTCCGGTTGAAGAACCTGCGCCTGCGGGATTTCAGGATCAAAAATCGTTTTGAAGAATTTTCCTACAAAACCCACTGTTATCAGTCCTTTCTTATTACGGGTCATCCCGCGTTGATAGCGCGTCCAGTCTGTCAATGATTTGTTGCACACCCTGCATAAAACCAATAGACGCGTCGGCGTTCATCTCTTCTTTCTTTACAATTTCAAGTAAGAAGCGATTGTCATATACTTCCTTGAGGTAAGACACAACCTTTTTATCAACGAATGGTAATCTGTCATCATCTACTCGTGCCATTTTAATTTCCTCGCTTCCTACTCATGCCTCAATAAGACTTTTATCGCTGTTGGTGCGGCTTGCGTGTACCCGTCCTTTTTGTATGCGTTCATGACAATTTGGGGCTGCTTCAGAAAAAGACAACCGCTTGCTATCCCTGCAACTTGTGGAAACACTTCTTGCGCTAAATAATTAAGTGTTTTCAAAGCTTCACGCTGAACGCCTCTTGTGTCTTTGTCGCAAGCCAACACTAATTGTTCAATCAGCAAAGGTTTTTCAAGCCACCAAAGGAAAGCAACATCGAACGCCATAAGCCCGACAAATTCGCCGCTTTTGTAGTATTTGTAAACCTGCCCCCGCTGTGACATTTCAAATAGTTGTTTCGCTACATAGTTCGGATTGCCAAGTTTTGCAAGGTCTGAACCCATTTTCTCTTGTACTCGTACCATTTCGCGGATTGCTTTTTCAAGTTCGTTTGGAAGCAAAACACCGCTCTTGCCCTCTATTTTACAAAGATTTACGGTGTCCATAAGACCACTTCCCCCGTTTCTTTGTTGTAATCTTTGTCATGCAGGATATAAGCGCACCGTGCATTTAATAGTGCGTCTGTCTCTGTCAAGCCTTTGCTCTCGTATGTTTTGACAATCGTTTCCCATGACCACCCGTCCTTTGCAAAGATTTTTTCTGCGGTCTTTGCGCCAACGCTTGGTACACCGCCATAGCCGTCTGTGCTGTCCCCTGTGATACATTGCGTTAGAAAATAATGTTCTGCTTCCTCTGGTGTTATAACCCTGTATGTTTTGTGCAGAAAATCATAATGCGGACCTGGAATAGTGTTCAGGTCTTTATCCCCGCTGATAATCAAGCTTTCCGTTGGATAGCGCGTCGCAAGGATTCCGATAACATCGTCCGCTTCCAGTTTGTCCCAAACAATCGCACGGAACGCCGTCGCAATCTTTTCACACAAAGCGCGATATCCGACGGGCTTATTTGTCTGTGCTCGCCCTGCTTTATATGTCGGATAAACTTCGCTACGGAAATAACCGTGCGGGTCAGAGAAACAATGACATGGGTAAACTTGTACATTCTGTTTCATTTCGTTCAAAGCTTCATCGATAGCGTCGTTTACCATGTCCTGATATTCTGCAAAAGCCTTTTCCAACGGCGTATACCGCGAATAAATATCACCTGTCCAGTTCACATCTTCTTCCGTCTTTTGACAAGCCAAATAGGCAAACATATCAGCGTCTATCAATATACGCATTGGTTTATATGTCCCATCGCTCACGACAAATCACGTTCCTTTCCCGCTTATAACGACGGCGTTCCTTGCGTCCATGCGGAATTTCAAACTCGGTTTCATCTTCCACGACTTGACCGCGCGAAATGTCTGTGTAATGACCGCAAGCGCACTGTATTCCCTCGACTGTGTAAGCATAGCCATCCACTAATGGACGGCCACACTTAGCGCAACAAATTCTTTTTTTAGTCATGTTTGTTTGCACTCCTTATTTTTAATGACAATCTGCCCAAGTTTTACCGCTCTTGCCCTCTGTGTCTAACTGACAACGGAACTTCAAAGCCGCCTGCGCGTCCCGCATTGCTTGCTGTGCCTCTTCAATGACAACATCAGCTATCTCTTGTGTACGACAAGCAACCTGTATTTCGTCATGGATCCACGCCATATAACAAAAATCGCCGTCCCAACCGTGCTTCAATCCACGATTAAGAAGGCGTTCTTCCGTCTTGACAATCCAAGTTTTGCAAACGACCGCGCCCGCGCTCTGTAATAAAAGATTCAATGCGCTATGCGTGGAACGGACATAAAGCAATCTGCCGTCCAAACCTTTGAGATAATGGCGTTTCCACCGTAGCAATTGCCCGTGATGTGTCTCTGTGAGAGCGTTTTGTATTGCCTCACGCAATTGCTTGATAGCGGGGATTTTCTGCAAGAAACTTTTCTTTATCTTCTTCCCCGCCGCTGCGTCGCCACCGACAAGCTTTCCAATCTTTGCGTCGCCCGCACCATATAGAAAGCCATAAATAAAACGCTTTGCGTCATTTCGCGTCGGTAACCCCGCTGCCTCTTGGTTTTTGGTGTGTATGTCACCTTCCAAAATTTCGCGTGCGTAGTCGCCGTTATCGTACGGATAAAGATAATGAGCAAGACAACGCAATTCAAGCCCGCTTGCGTCGATACCTGCCTGTATCCAATGGTTACGATAATCAGCCCCAAACAAAGCGCGGCACTCGTCGCCATAAGGGTGTCCATGCGCTGGTATTTGTGCCATGTTCGGATTGCTATGGCTTGCCCGTCCACTGACACAACCATTAGTGATAACGCTCCCATGCAAGCTATTGTCTTTTTTGTTGTATAGTTTTAACCATGCGTTTTTACCATCGGCAATCTGCCCTAAACGCTTTGACAAAAGCAAACCTTCCGCCAACATTCCCGTTATCTCACGCAATTCCTCTGGTGCGTTGGCGTCGTTTTTGAGAGCTTCAAATGTCCCTTCTTCAATCTTCAGCCGTAGCGTTGAAAAATCGTAAGGCTCTTCCGTTCCGTCGGGGATTGCATATAGCTCGGGGTCTTGCGGCGTGTATCCGTAAATGTTGCGAATGACATATTCAATTTGTTGGCGCGACTTTGGGTTAAAGGTTTTCATTTTTTGGACTGGAACGCCCGCTTTGTAGCCTTTGGTCGCGTTGTCTTTCTTTGGTATAAAAACCTTGTCAGGCAATTGTGGCACGGTCTCACGCAACTTGTCGTTAATTACCGCAGCCTTGGCGCGTAGCTCCATTTCAAGCTTTTCAGCCCCCGCGTAATCAAAAGGAAAGCCGTTGCGCTCTTGCTTTGCCATCAGAAACGCGACAGCGTGCTCAAGTTCAAGGGCACGTTGGTCGTACTTTGCCGCGCATAACTTCTCGTATAGCGCAATCGTAACACGCACATCTTGCACATTGTAATCAAGCATTTCAGGACTGTAAGCGTCCCATGCCCCTTCTGATTTGCCGTACTCGCCTTTCGCCAAATCTCCGCCGCCAAGCCGGTATCCCCACGCTTCGAGGCTATGCTTTTTGTAAAGACGACTCGGCAATGTCCCATTTTTCATAAGCCCCAAGTCAGTCGTTTCGAGATTGCTGTAAATCAGGCGCGACATAACGAGCGTGTCCACAACCCTTTTTTCTGCGTCCTTTGTCCATACGCTCTCAACGTGCTGTGGATAAAGTTTCTTCAAGACCGGTATATCATAATCGACGACGTTATGCCCGCCGATATGTCCACCCGCCCTCCAGTGAGACATGAGCTTTATAACACCCTGTTCTACATTGGTGGGGTCATAAGCAAACACCTCGTTCGTCGCTGTGTCAATGATAGTCATGCACCATAACTTTGAGACCATTTCCAAAAGCCCGTTTGTTTCGAGATCGAACATAAACATATTGCTCTTCTCCTTTCCCTTTTAGAAGTCCATGTCCGGTTCTTGCTGTGTCGTTTGCGCTTCTACTTCCATTTCGTCTACATCTTCAATGCGATTTGTTGCGCTATTGAATTTGATATAACCCGCCAAGCCTGTGTTTCCAGTGAATCTACACTTCAAGACGCGGAGCTTCAACCGATTCCTTTCGTCCGGGTCGTCGGCTTGCTGATTGCGTTCTGCCGCGATTATTGTGTCGGGCAATTGCTTCAAGCTTCCGCTCCCGCGCAAATCGTCCAAACCTATCATTCCGCCCCGCTCAAAAGCGATAGCGTGATTGTCGGTCTTGCGTAAATGACTAATGATAATCATGCCTGCGCCCGTCTCTTCAACTAATGACCGCAAACTTGTCATCAATGCGTCGATTACTTTGCGTTCATCGTTCCCTGCGTTGTCAATTGCCGTTGCCGCGATAGTAATATGGTCAAGTACAACAAAAGCACACCCTTCAGCAACGATAAGATACCGCACCATATCTAATAAAGCCCGTCCATCGCAAGCCCCGAAATGGTCGTACAAGACAAAGTTTCCGTCCTCAAAAACTTCGTCATAATGTGCCTTTGCCATTTCCTGCGTGTCTTTATTGCTCCAGGACAAATGCAAGGGCTTTTTGCAATGTATAGACAAAATGTCTCTGACCGTCTTTTTCGGACTTTCTTCGAGCATGATTAAACCGATTTTCAGCCCGTGCTTCATCTTCAAATCGTAAGCAATTTCCCGCGCCATCGTGCTTTTTCCGATTCCACTTCCAGCGGTCAATAAAAGCATTTCCCCGCGCCTCATGCCTTGTGTCATCTTTGTAAGCCCTTGACACCAAGGATAATCGTAGCTTTCCAGTGCGTCGTCGTCGGCGTCGAACAATGCTTCTTTCAGTTCGTTTCCGTTTACGATACCCTCTGGACGATACTCTGAAGCGTTCCAGATTGCCTTAATGATTAAGTCTGGTTTCCCCGCCTGCAATGCCTCGTTCGCGTCTTTGTACGGTGCGATTGTCGCTATTTTTAGTTTATGCGGTGGAAGAATACCGCAAATACTTTTCACGGCTTCTTTCCCTGCGTCATCAGAATCGAAAAGAACAATAACTTCCTCAAAATTGTTCAGCCATTTGAGATTCCTTTTGAAACATTCCGCCGCACTGGTCGAACCGTGAGGTATTGACACAACTGGATATTTATTTTCCTGCACTTGGCTTACCGTCATACAGTCAATTTCGCCCTCTGTGATAACAAGTTTCCTGCCACCAGTGAAGAGCCATTGGCCAAAGAAAATCGACTGCGCCTTTCCCAAGACAAAGAATTTCTTGTCTTGCGTGCGGCATTTCTGCCACTTCAAGTTTCCGTCAGCGTCATAGTATTGCGCTATCTGTACGGTTTGCCCGTGCAAATGACCGACGCCATAGCTATATTTACGGCAAGTTTCCTCTGTTAGCTTGCGCGTGTTCAAATCCTTGTATTCAATGTCAAGGCAATAATCGCCAACATTCGCCTTCATAAACTCTTCCCCTTCCGTTATAGAATATGAGGGCGTTGGCTTTGTATCATCGCCCGTCCATGTCCATTTATGACAAGAAAAACAGAATGTGTGCCTTTCGTATTGCGTCAGCGCGTCATGACTGCCACAATCAGGGCAAGGTAAATGAGCGCGGATTGTCTTTTCTTCTTCACCACCATCCGCGCTGTTTACCAAGATTTTTCGCTTATCAGGTATCGCTACTCCCATTGTCAACTACCTCCAGATTTAGTTCGCGTGCAAGATAGTCGAGTTTGTCTTTTTGTACGCTATTCAATTTTTCCGACGTCACCAAGACATATATACAATCTTTCCAGCGCCGGAGCGTGCTTCGTGCATAATAAAAAGATGGGATACCCGTTTCGAGCGTCCCATCTTCATGCAAAACAAAGTGATAACCAAGATTTATTTCCCCGCGCTGTCGTTCTTTCAAATCAAGTTCATGCGCTCTGAAACTGTCGAGCGTTTTGTCATACACCAAAGCAATCCCGTTCGTTTCAGGGCGTGTAGCTAATTTTAGTGTCATAAAAAACGCCCCCGTCTCATTCATATTATTTTCCCTTCTTCTTTTGTAATCCGTCCAAACACCGCGTTCCCTTCGGTTCATCAAACCAAGCCGATGGTATCAAGCCTTTCGCATATTGATAGCCATGCTTTTGACACCATTGCGCATAAGTGCTTTTTGCGCCTTTGTACAACTTATGATTAGGATTTGAAAATACAAACCGAATATCAAGCCAAGGATAAAGTTCACGCACTAACAAATGTTTCTTACGGTCATCTATGTCAAAAATCCCTTTTGCCTCGATTATGATGTTGTTTGGCAAAATAAAATCCGGCGTGTAAGTATGCTCACTCGCCGGAATTACATATTGCAATGAATACTCTTCGTAAGACACCTTTTTCTTTGCCCTCTTTATTTGCTGTGCGATGTTATCTTCAAGGCCAGAGCGGTGCTCACAAGCGGGCTTATAACTGTACTTCCCGCCTGTGAGATATGACCGCCGCGCCATCGCTTAAAAATCTCCGTCGTTTTCAGGGAAGAACGGCATATCGTCCATATCCCCAAACGGATTATCGTCTGGAACAAGTGCTTGCTGTTGCGGTGCTGGTGCTTGCTGTACTGGTGCTTCCTGCTGTTGCTGTGGAACGGTAATCGCTGGACCGTTCGTTGAGAATCCGAAACTGCTTGCTGTGCCTTGCGCCGTCAACTTCAAGTCGAGCACTTGCACTGCACGCAAACGCAAAGAAACGCCATGTACATTCGAGCTCATGTAATACGGATAGAGCTCGTACGCAACCTTCACAACGCTCGAGTTGCCGATTTCTCGGTCGAGGTTGAGCGGGTTGCCCGCGCCGTCAAAGACTGGAATAGTGACAGGAATGACTTCCCCCGTGCGTGTCTTAATTTGCGCACTGGTCGTAAACTTCGCGAAAGTATCGCCTTTGTACTCGCGGAAACCGTCGTTCCAGTCTTGACGAACTTTCTTTCCTTGCATTTCAGGTGTTGCCAAGAATTCGTTCCAAACCCCGTTAATCTCGTTTGCCAAGACATTGCGGTCAGTCTCGCCAAGGATCAACATAAGCGTGTACTTGCCCGTGTCCTTGCCGTTGATAGTTTCAGTCTTTTTGAGGTGCGGGAAAAAAGCATATCCCGCGCCTGTTGTTCCCCGCTTGTAGTTCTTCGTTGCCATGTGAATCAATCCTTTCTAATTTTGTTTGGTCTTGTTGCGACTTTGCGACTTCTTACTGCTTGTAGCGGGTTGTGCGTCTCCACAAATTGCGCGTTTGCATTTTCAACAATGTTTATTGTAGCTAACATTGCACCCGCGCTTATTGTCTGCACTGACCGCGCTAAGTTGACAATTTTTAGAACGATTTCTTGCCCGTCTGATACCGTTTGAAGTGGATTGACAAGTAAAAGTCCTGTGTTGTCAACAATTGACGGCAAAAGACAAAGACTTATTGTTATGTCTTTTTCGCCACTATTAAGCGTTATGCCCGAACGAATTATCGTTGGCTTTCCCATGCTCTGTATAGCGGCGACTACGGCGTCCTCGCCTGCGCAAATAACATAATCCTTTGTCTTGCCGTCGTTTGCGTAGCGTTCAATGAGCGCTCCGCGTTGAGATTTGCGCGTATACTCGATTTTCATTCTGACCGCCCCTTCCTGCGTATTTGCAAATTCTAATGTTTGACGCGTAAAGAAAATTTTGCCCCGCGCAATATTCTCTCCTACTCATGCCACAATAAGGAAACCCTTGCGAGAGTAGGCGTTGCGCGATTGCGTGCCATTTTTGGCTCTAATAGTAATACGGATAGTAAACTCATAGTTGTACTTATATCTGCTACTACCATGCTATAAATAAAAACTTATAATAAACTTATCATAAGCTATATATAGTTAACTTATGTTTATCTATAAGTAACACTATAAGTAAACTTATAGAGAAATAGTAAGTTACTATAAGTTTAACTATAGTTAACTTAACGTTCCCCTCTACTCATGCCTCAATTAAAAAATCTGAAAATTCTGTTTAGGAATGACACAAAACTTTTCTTTTGAAAAGACACAAAACTATTGTTTTTTCTTTTTTTGGGGCAAGCGCCCCAGCCGTATTGCGTTAACTTTACATAACTGTAAATAAAAAGAAAAAAGCGGGAAGTTTGACTTGTTGCTGTGTCATTCTTACCGCTTTGTAGCGTTTTGTATTATTTTGTATTGCTTTTATTTATCCTTGAAATACCAAGCATTAAGCTTTTCTTCCAGCGCGTCTCTTATAAAGTCTGAAACGCTCGTATTGACTTTTTGCGCCGCTTCTTTTAATCTTTCGCGCCAACCCTTAGGAGCGTAAAACCGTATCAAATCGTAATGCTCCTTCTTGTATGCTTCGATTTTCGCTGCTCGCTTCGTCATCGTTGCTTCCCCCAATCTTGTGTCATTATATCATACGCTTAACAAAAAGCATATTCCGCCGCCACTATCGCTTTAATGTCAAGCCCGCCAAATTCTGGTGCTTTTGCGTATTCTGCCTTTGGTGTCATTTTCTTCAAGCCGTCTACAAAATCTTGCAAGACATTTGCGTTATCGTACATAGCAATAAAAGTAGCATGCAAAATCTCGTAAAGCTTCGCGGCGTTTGCGATTTCGACAGCGAAAGAATCATGTATCATCATGTAGTTTGTCATTCCTTCGTCGGTGCAAGCACGCAAAACCGCACGCATATGAGCAGCGTCCCGAGAGTGGATAAAGTTCGGAGAGATTGCTTGCACTTGCTTCCTGTCGTCAGGCTCTTCCGTCGTATCTTGCGAATACAAGCGAATCAACTTACCAGACACCCTCATTTTAAGCGTTTTACCAACGACTTTATGATAGTTCGACTGCACCAACAAGCCGTCATCTGTGGTCCAAGAAATAACCGTCATGCCATTATCTGCCGCAACCTTTACCGCTTCTTTGATGTAGTTTTTCGTTGCCTCGACAACTGACATTTGCTCACAAACAACTTTCCAAATAATCTTACCCATGTACATCGAGGCTGCTTTTTCCAACCCACCGAAAACGCTGTTGTCGATACCTTCTTTATCGAGATAAGGTTTAAGTATCTGTTCGTAAACATGGCACTTAAATCCATAAAGTTCCGACCCGTATCCGTATGTCATGACGCATTTTTTAGCAACTTTGCGCGAAATGTCATCTTTGCCATTCGTCCTGCGATTGTACTCAACCCACATTTTCGCAAGTTTCTTTGTTCCGCTTTTTGTATATTTCGTTCCATCGTCGCGCTCTTCCTGTGTATCTGCTGTTCCGTTTTTTGCGTCATCGAGTAATTTGACCGTTGCATATTTAGCTATCTCGCCGTAAATATCTTCAACTTTGCCTGTATCTGTAAGATTGACAAGCTTTCCAAGCGTTTTATCCCGCAAAATCGCCGAAAAGTGTTGTAAAACCGAACATGTAGCGTCGAGTGCGACTGGTAAAGAGCAAGCAAAACCCTTCAGATTACCGTGAATTTTCTGATACTCAATGGCGTCAAAAAGCGCAAAGCAAGCAGCCAAATAACAGCACGGTTCATCAGCGTCAATCCAAGCGTCTTTATTGTCAAGCGGCGCTTTCGCAACTTCACAAATTTCGGACAAGTGTTCGTTAACCCACGCCAAGCGTTCATCGTATGTCAATTTGTCATAACCCGCGCAATTAGCGGCATGAATTTTAAGCCAACGCAAAGCTTCCACGCCTTGTTCGTCGGTCTTAATTTCTGCTGGGTGTGCGAATTCCAATAAAGATTTTTGCATGTCGTCGCCTTGCGGTGTGATTGCCGTTGGCATTGGATATAAGCGACCACGCCAATCCATGTTTACAGGGAAATAAATCTCAGGATAATCTTTATACTTCTTCGCCGCCGCCAAAGTTGTCAGAAAGCGTATGCTTTTAGTTTTGCGTGCAATTTCGCGGTGGATACGGTCAACGCAACGACGCTTATATTGATGTATTGTGTCTTTGTCAGCGTCCACGGGTATCGCTGGTATCTCGTCAAGCGGTGTCATTCGCGGGATTCCTGCCATGTCGCCGCCAAGTTCTTCTATGATAACGGAAAGAACATCATAGACGCGCTGATTGATGTGATAAGCGGTCGATTGATAAGCGTTTACTGCTTCGTATACTTGCGACATATCGAGTGTTTGCAAGCGTTCTTGATAAGTTTTGACATAGCTTTCCGTGCAATCCTGCAACCTTATGAGATTTGCGTGCCCTTGCAACCGTCCAACATAAGCCCCGCCCGTCGGCGCCGTCCAATCATGTGGCTTAACAACCATAGGGACAAACTGGTGCGCAAGAGACAAAAGCTTGTCCATATTTTTGTTATATATTCGTTCAAGGAGCGGTGTCGGAACGAGTTTTGTTATACTCTTGTTTTCGCTGTGCATGACGCAAAAGTCGCTCATACCTGCTTCCAACGCTGTATCAATCATTGCTATACCGAGCTTTGTCTTTATGCTCTGTACTGCGTCAAGCTTCATTTCTTGGTGATTTTTAAGTATGTTGCGAATATAAATTTGCTTGTGTGTCAAGTCAACGCGCTTTTTGACACCGTTTTCAAGAGCGTTCAGTTTTCCGCTTGCTTCCCCGATCCGTACAATATGCACTTCGTCAAGAATTTGTCGCGTCAACGCTAAACCGCTCATACTCACGCTCATTTTGCCCGTCGTATCGAGTGCTGAAGCGATAGCGATTGACAGTGTACCCAGCGTGATAATATCGTAAAGCTCTTCAATATCGTGCTCTGCGTCAATCCATGCAGCGACAATATTCTGCAAGAACGGTACATAATCTGCCGTAGCGCCCTTTTTCGGTGCTATTTGCTCTTCAATCTTTGCACCAATTGCTTCACGCACCGCCGCAAAATTATAACGGATAATGCGCTTGCCTACCAGCGTTCTATCAGCGTTGCCCTCGGCCAAAGCGTCATTGACCAGTTTTTCAAGGTGCTCCCGCGCCGTCGCGCATGCTTCTTCTTCGAGTCGGAGTTCTTCTTGCAACATATCCATTTTTACGTCCCCCTTGTTTTCAGCAAACAAAAAAGGCGCGGTAAGTGTAGAAACACTAAACAAAATTACTTGTTCAAGTGCTCCTACCTTACCGCGCCATGCTTCATGACTTCTCTTTGTCGGTAGATAGTTTGCAAATACTTAAAAGGTCTTTTTTATGAAACGGAGCATTTCCCGCGCTGTCGCTTCGACTGCTTGCGCGTCATACTCGTTTGCTAAGTAGAGTTTTCCGTGCATGTGGTCATATTCGCCGTTCTCTTGTCGCATTTTCTCACGAATCATTGCGATAAAGAGTTTTTGCTGTGGCGGTGACATTGCGTAAGCGTTCTCTTCTTTGTAGAGTTTGTGCAAGTCAACGACGTTTGCGCCTGTTTGGTTTCTCATTGTCGTTTCCCCCTTATGCAATTATGTAGTAAGAAATGTTGTGGTAATCAGCGTATTTACCGCGCTGGTCGCTGTTGCTGTAAACAAGCTTCAAACCAGTTCCAAACCTACCATTGTACGGCTTCGCTTCTGTCTCGCCTGAGCGAACATACCCGCGCTCCAAAGCTTTATGGTGCAACTTGTAAATCGGGTTCAAGCACTTCGCACGCTCTTTATATTCATCAATGAGCTTCAGTCCGTTATAGACTGCTTTAACTGCTGCGAATTCTGCTTCAGCGTCAACACCGTCATCTGTCGTATGATTTGACCAGTTCGAGAGGTCATCAAGCACATCGTTTTCAAGCGTTTCAAGGGCTTTAACAACGAGTTGCAACCGCGCATAGTTTTCAGCAAGGATTTCTGCGCTTGCGTTGTGTTCGAGCAAGCGTTTCCGCCAGCCGCTCGCCATTTCCCAAAGCAGGGTCGCCTGCTCTTTCGTTTCCCGCGCAATCGTTCGCGCTGTCTTGATAATCGTGCTGTTTGCGTTCGTTTTGAGTTCTGTCATCTTTGTTTTCATGGTAATCTTCTCCTTTTGTTTTGTTTTGTTTCTGCTTCGTTCTTTTCGCTATCGACGTGAACAAAAAAAGCGCGACAGTTCAAAGAACATTGACAAATTTCTTCTGTACGCTTCGTACATTTACTTTTTGTCATGCTCTTGACTGCCGCGCTTCGCACATGTCAATAGCTCATTATGTAGTTGTCGTTGCTTCCCGTCGGTGCGCTTCGCCCGTGCGTTCCGCGTGTTTCCTGCGATGGCGTGCCCTTCGCCGTTTCATCTTGCCTAAAGTATAAACGATTGTGCTCAAACTGTCAAGTTATGCTCAAACCCTTGTGAGAGTAAGGCTAAAAGGCATTTTCAGCAAAAACATCTTGTAAAAAGGGAAGAAAGTCCCATGAAATATTTTTCGTGGACGTTTAGTCCCGCAACTCGGCTAACGCGCTGGCTAATGACACGCGCAAAAGAGCATAATGCTCATCTAACGAGCGCGAGAGCGTATATCTATAGCTATCAACTATACAATCAAACAAATCGAGAGCGTCGTTTTTAATGTAAGTTTCTTTTAGCTTGTCTATCTTTGTGAGTTCGTCGTCGGCGTGCAAGTATTCAGCAAATGACACAATGTCTTTCATTTGATATTTGTTTGCGCTAAGTGCGACCGCGCTTTCAATGTTAGATAAATATTCATTGAAATCATGGTGCAATCGCACATTAAAATCCTTGTACATTATCTGTGTCATTGTTAGCACCACCCTCCTCACCGCTTTCAAAATCGAGTTCTGCGCTGTACATCTGCAAGTCTTTAATGTAAGTAGGAATAAGAGACATATAGCGAGGCACTGCATGACCCGCGCTCTCGTAAGCGTTAGTGAATGAAGCGTGTTCGATACTTAACCATTTACATACTTCATCTAATGTGTTTTGGTTGCTAAATCTAATCTTCTGACAAAAGACAGTATCACCAATTTTTATACCGTCGTCGTTGCCGTTTTGTGTTGCGTAACAACCGTACGATTTGATAATTGCAATGAGGCGATCGCGAATTAAAGGAATAGAATGAATATACGTGTATCGGTCTTTTAATTGTGCGAGAGCGTGCTGTGTGATTGCAGATTGACTTTCTTTTGTTGCGTTCGAGAGCGCAGTTAGAAACGCTTTTTCTCTTGGCGTGACATAACTTACAATTCTTTCTCTGTCTTTCATTGATAACCAGTCCTTTCTTTGTGTGTTTGAAATGTGTGTCTATAAGATATGTTCACATTATAGCACAAAGGCGAGAGCGATGGCGAGAGCTTTAATAAAATTTTTACTATACTTTTTAAGCATGACGAGAGCGTTTATATACTTATTAGGCATTTGCGCCACAGATATGAGCGCACAGGTCGCCGTCGCGCCAACGCATGAGCAATCGTTCATACATCGCGCTATCGCGCCCTTTTTTCTCCGCCAAAAGTCCCTTCTTTTTCCTTTAATCCTTTAATGTGCTAAAGTAAAAATTATAAATTTGCGCTGGCGCTCTCGCCCCATCCTCGCCATCGACGCACACTTTAACACTTTAACGGACTAAAGACTTTCACCCTATTTTCATAAAAAATATTGCGCGATTGCGCTATCGACGCAAAATAAACACTAAAATAAGCACCAGCGCTATCGCAAATATGCCCGAAAGTCCCGTTGTTTCTTGCTTTGCGTTGTGCTACACTTCTAATTAGGAATAGTACGGCGAATGAAATGAAGCGAACGCGCTGGCGAATGACAAGTTGAATGACAACGCGATGGCGCAACGACACTGACGCACTTGGGCAACGACGGCGCGATGGCGTACCACAAGCGCAAACACCACTTGGCTGCTTGGTCGCCTTGGCGCGATTTACCAGCGAGAGCGCGGCTTGCTTGGCTTGCGTTGGCGCGATTGCGGGAGTGCACCAGCGCACCACCCCATCGGGGGTAAATCCGTTGCGAGAGTAAATATATATGGGCTTAAATTTATTTTCAAATTTCAAATCCTTAATAAAGCGGCAACACGGGCTATGTGTCTCTGCTTATCGCTCAGACAAGTCGCGCGCCCGAGCCCTCGCGCTTCACATCGACCGTACATCTACTGCATGTACGCCTATGTGTCAATATGTCGCTATCGTGCTTTCCACAGCCAACCGACAAGGCAAACCTACCCATAAATCGACATTAGACAACTATCACAAAGCGTACTGGTCTTACATGGAGCGTTTAACAACACAGGGGAATAAGCACTTATTAGCCGCCAACTGCTTCAGCGGCTACCTCAACGAAGAGAATGGTGTAGATTGCGGCAGCGAGCCACGCATACCCGACTGCGCGAACAATGTAAACCGTAGCCATGCTCACCCACCTCCCTTCTGATTTGGTGTCAGTAGAGAGGTACATAATATCCCATGTTGCCACTTTATTAAAGAATTGAAAAAAGGAGTTGTTTACAATGAAAAAGACTGACCAACAAAAAAGGAGAACGAAAGGCGAAGGGTCTTTGACTATCCTTCCAAACGGTAAGTACAAAATGACAATCACGGTAGGTAAAGGTATTGATGGTAAACAAATTCGACGCGCTGTCACTGCTGAATCGAAAGCGGAACTTATGGAAAAGGTTTCCGAACTTCGCCTTGATAAGACACCAAAGCAAGCCCGAGAAATGACCTTTGGTCAACTCTTTAAGGAATTCAAAAAAGAAGCGTTAAGAGACAAAGCCGACGGCACGCAGGCCGCTTATTCTGTCATGTGGAATCATTTTGAAGGTGCATTAAGGAACGCACGCCTCGCACAAATCTCCACAAACTATATCTCTTCCCTGCTCTTGTCAATGACAAACAGACGCACTGGCGAAGAGATGAAAAACAACACGCTAATTCTAAATCGGCGTTTACTGTCTGCTATCTTCAATTTTGCAATCGCTAAGGGCTATATGTTAAAGAACCCATGCGTTGGTGCTCTCAAAGGAATGAAAGAGACACATAGAGCGGACTTGCAAATCATAAGTGAAGACCAACTCAAAGCAATGCTAAAGGACGCAATGCACCATGACCGCTATATCAACTATAATGCCTCGGAAGGTATACACTGGTATCCTATCCTTCTTTTCCTATCTGCAACGGGTTTAAGGCGTGGTGAACTCCTTGGCTTGCGCAAATCTTGTGTAGACCTCGACACTGGCATTATCGACATTCGCGCCCAAGTCAAAAAGAGCAAGCCTGACCTTCCCCTTAAAACGAAAGCGTCATATCGTCGTATCCATGTCGATAAAGATGTATTAAATCTTGTCATGGAAGATAGCGACCCTGAAAGCGATTTTGTGTTCGCAAATAGAAGGACACACCAAAACATTCCTCTCGATACTTTAGGCGGTGCGTTCCGTTCGTTCCTCGGCTTTTATGACAACCGCCCCTTCCCCGAGTTCTCCCTTCACAACTTGCGCCACTATCACGCAACGAAGCTCCTGACCGCTGGCGTCGATGTAAAATCTGTTTCGCGTCGCCTTGGCCATTCGAATGTTCAAACGACATTGGAGCGATATGCTCACTGGTTGCCCGAGGTCGATGAGCGGGCGCGTTCAATCGTCGGCGCAAACCTTATCATAAAAGAATAAATGTTCGGTGCTATTGCAGGTGCTTAAAGGTGCTAAAACTGGACACAACTGCAAATTTTACCGAACATCAAAATACAGGATTTCCAATGGTTGCAAGGCTATCTGTTCGCCTCAACGCACTATACCAAATAATTCGTATCGTGCGCTCAAAGCCCTGCAATCATTGGATTTTCTTTTTGTGCTGGTGCTTATGAGTGCTTATATCACCCTGCTTTCGTCCAAAGCTTGTTCAAGGAAAGCAATCAAGTCTTTTCGCGTAATGCGCCAATGCTTTCCGATTTTCATTGCACGAAGCATACCACTGTTATAATACACCGCCAAAGAACTTCTCGCAAGTCCCAACATTTCGCAAACTTCCGCTGGCGAAAAAGCAATCTTATTGTCCCATTTCCCGCTCGGCGTAAAGAGTAAATCCTGTATTCTATCCTTCATAAAATCGCCCCTATGTTCTGTTATTTAACGAATAAAAAAAGGACTATTAAAAGTCCAACGCAATACGGCGGCGGCGTCCGCCCCAAAAAAAGAAAAAGAAGAAGTTTTACTTTATGTCTTTGTGTCATTCAAAAAGAAAGTCCTGTGTCATTCCAAAGGACTTTTTAAGATAAGCCTTGTGTCTTTGTGTGTGTCATTCCCAACGTTAAGTTAAACTTATAGTATTACCTTTTATTACACTTAACATATACATAAGTAATAGCTAATATAAGTAACTATTTATAGTCTTATATTAGCTTAACTTATAGTTATTTGTTTTTAAAACTGGTAGTAGCAGATATAAGATAAACTACCCTTATAACTATTAGTTAACTATTAGTATACTTATATTTAAACTTATAGTTAACTTATAGGGGCCTACCTCTACTCATGCCACAATAAAAACCAAACGCATTTTCTAAACCTTCATATTTGCGCTATAATGAACGCAAAACCCCTCCGGCGATAAATTTATCACAAGAGGGATTTTCCGTTCGCCTACGCGCAAATTTGGCGCAAAAAAACACCTATCCTTTTCGTACATCGGAAATGTTTTTTAAACACGCACCATTTCGCTCTGATTCGTCGTGATATTTTCGGAACATAATTCCTTCATTCAACCATTCGTCCAGCGTGCGTTCAGAAACTTCTTCCTGCTCTTGTAAATCATGCGCGTCCATGCGTTCCGTCCAATACGCCACCGCCATCGTCAAAGCGTCGAGCCTATCATCATGTGCGAGAGCGTTTCTTTCCCTGCAAAGCCTCGTTAACTGGTAGATAAGGCTGTACGCTGGCGCTCTTTCGTATGTTCGATAATCCGCCTCGATAACGGAGCGATTAACGATAAGTCGATGTTGCATCATGACGGGTTCGAGCGTGTCAATGATTCTGAGCTCTTTCTGTCCCGTGCTTCTCGTTTCACTGATTGCGCAAGGGTGGATTTTGGAAAAGACTGGTTGCATGACTTTACGGAACATTCCATCGCCGTAGTTGCTTTCAATGACGATTTCGTTCACGCCCCAGTGCTTTGCTCGTTGTGCAAGGGTCGTGAGCGTAACGTCGGAATAGCCATCCGTGTAACCGTCGCTCTCCATTAGGAACAAAGTCCCATTTAAGAATTTGACAATTGCATAGGCGGTTTCATCTTTACCGCGCCCTGACGGGTCGATAGCCATGACTGTACCGCTGTAAGGCTTGGTTTCGGGAGAGCGCGACAGCGGACCATTGTAAGTATCACCCGCCAACGCCACACACGGAATATCACCAAGCTTTTGATTTGCGCCGCTCGCCCAACTCCATTTAATGCTCGTTTCCCTCGGGTCGAGGTCGTCAACAATCCAATCGCCAACGCGCAACGGATATTTTTCAAGGTCGCTCAACTGCGTGTTCAACATGAACTGCAAACTGAAACCTGCTTTGCCATAGGACAAAAGCCTCTTATTTATTTCTGTCTCATTAAATCGTTTTGGATCGGTTGGCTTGCCCGCCCATTTATCAGGGTATTTGTCATACCTATCGGCAATGTACGGGGCTAACCTGTCACCGTAAACGCTTCTTTCCGTTGGACTGTTTGGGTATCGAACCGGCCAAATCCTCATCAAGTACCCTCGATTAAGAAGTGTATTGTAAAGGCTTGCCTCGTTTTGCGGTGTACCCAAATAAATAATCATTCCGCCGGGTTTAAGGATAGCGTCGTATTCCTTTACCAATTCCGCCAACTTTTCCCGCTGTAATTGCGTCCCGCTGTTTTTGGGAATCTCCACATCGTCCGAAATTAAGAGGTCAGCGCGTGTACCAGTAATCTGTCCCGTGATACCTACCGACTTAACAGACGGGGAAATATCAGGCGTGCAACCGCCAACGTCAAACAAATTCTGCGTGTCCAACTGGTCTTTCGCTGCAATCATGTCAGACAGGAAAGGCAGGGTATGGATAATCCTTTTTACAAATCGTGCGTTAGCGTCGGCTCTGTCCGCGCTGGCAGAAACGATAAGAACCTTAATTTCCCTGTCCTGCCAAAGTTTCCACACCGCGAAAGCGCAAGTCAAAAAGCTTTTCGCAACGCCTCGGAAACCTTCGATAATCACGCGGTCAGACGGTGGATTTTGTAGATACTGTGCAATGTCAATTTGTATCGGTGTCGGCTCTGGAAGTGAAATCATCTTCCAGACAATGTAGACAAACGCCCAAAACTCTTTCTTCGCTTTTTCAATATCCGCCGTCGTCCATTCGTTTTTTGGTAGGACTTGAAACCCATTTTTTGTACTCGTCGCCATATTACTGCACCTCTGCGTCGAAAGCACTTACCAAATCAGGAATAGTTTCTTCCTTGGTGTTCATCAAGCCGCGAATATCGGCGACGCCATCGGTCTCTGCTGTCGTTATGAAATTGTTTTCTTTCAAGAACTGACGGACTTTTGCAAGAAACGCAGGGTTTCTCCGCATTTCTTCGTCATTAAGTCCTTCAAGCAATGCCTCGACCTCTTGCTTTGCAATCTCGTCAATAAGTTCCTGCTTTACTCTTGCGTGCATGACCGTTCAACTCCTTTCTTAGAAATGTACCTTCCATTGCACTTCCGCACCGTTGAATTCGTTTTTGTCTATGCTCCAGTGTCCTTCCACGGCAACACTATGAGCTTTATCGTAATTGCGCTGAATAGACACAACGCCATAATTATCGCCATCGTGCCTACCAACACCCATTCCAAACTCCCAGTTGCGGTATGTGTTAATCTTGTAAACATCTACTTTTGCTCCCCCTGTTTCCTCATCTTTGCTCTCCACCACCACGGTTTTGTCTGTCTTTTTGATTGCCGCTGGCGGTAGCGTCGGGTCTTTTGCTTCAATCTTATGAGAAACGATGGGAGCGTAATGCCCCTCATCGTCGGTCTCATACTCGGTATAAGAATCTGTTATATCACTTTTTCTATCACCCCGTATTACCTCGGCTACTTCTTTCGCGTCGGATTTCCGCAATCCTACAGTGTTTTGCAGGACATTCTCATTACTTGCATAATCCTCGGGAAGAATAATCGTCTCGTGCGCTGGCGATACTTCCCGCTTTTGTCTTGTGATATAGAACGCCATTCCGACAATCACAATCAGCAAGCCGACGATTACGACAAGCAACGCTTTCGCTTTTCTATCAAACATTTCCATGTCTTTCGCACTCCTTTCTTAATGTTTCAATGTTGTCCCATACCAAAGGCAAACACCGAGGAGAATTAAGAAGTCAATCCCAAAAATAATCCCTATTGCCATATACTCTTCTTTTTTACCGTTCTTCATTTTTTTCATCTTCCTTTCTAAATTTTTCTTCCAATTCTTCCACGCTGTAATCTGGTCTGAAATTACGCCATGTCTTGCTTTGCCATTCCCGCAACTTTGCCCAAAGCTCGGGAAAATGTTTCCGTAGCTTTCGTATCTCGTCAATCCGTTTAAGCGGACAACACCAACACGAAACACGCCCAAAAACATCGTATAGCCCGCCCCAGTCAAAACCTTTTTCTTTGCAATAAGCAAGACAATCCGCCTCTGTCCATCCCCAGTCCACAAGCGGGTATCTCTTGTCTTTTATGCGTTTAGGTTCATCGGCAGCGATACCGACATACTCGATAGCGTCCTTTGGTAAATGCTTTTTAATTTGGTCTCTTTTGAAATACGCCGTGCACCAACGGTTTCTAAAGTCAGGGAAACTATAGCCCGATTTGTCAGGGTGTTTCGGGCGCGATTTTTCGAGAAGCATATACTCATACGATTTATCCGGTTTGATAATCGTAATCTTTCGCCCGATGTATTCCTCAACTTTTCGCAAGTGGTCGTACATTTGCGGGAACTCAACGCCTGTATCGCAAAAGATAATGTCATCGACAGGCATACCAAGCTCGAGCATATGGAGCAACATGGCTGTACTGTCTTTGCCCCCGCTAAAAGAAACTATGTGTTTCATGGTCATAACCCCCTAAAAAAAAACAAAAAAAGCACGGAATGGAAAATGTTCTTCCAAACCGTGCTTCTTTCTTTTCTTTTCTCTTTACAGGCTCGGTACTCCGTCGTCAAAGACAACCTTGTATCCGTCGGACGCATAGTCAAGCGCCATATACGGCGACGCTATCGGCCAGTCCGGGAACGCGCGCCCGTCGCTCTCGCGAATGAGCGTTGCCGTCGTCGGGTATTTGTGCGCGAGCGTTGACTCGTCGATGATTTCGTGTGTCTGCGTCTGTACCTCGATAATGTTTGGTCTGTACGGTGTAGCGTTCAACATTGTAATTACCCCTTTCTTAAAATACCAATGCAGGGTGTTCCTGCGTGCTGTGTAAGTAGCGTAGCAAATGCCGCGCTCCTGCGATTGCGTGATTCTTGCTTGTGTAGCGTTCCCCGTTCGCTTTTTCTTCTTCGCTCGGGATTGCGCCAACATTCAGGAAATCATGCGTGTAAACAAGGAACTTGTCATTATCTTGTGTCACTATAACATGTTGCATAAGTTCCACCTTGTTTTTATGCCTGCATGTTTTTTTAGTTTGCGGGGTCTGCGCCTTCGAGCTCTCCACCCCTGCTATCCAATCGAACACTCTTTCCAAAATTCCCATTGGAATCACGTCCTTTCTTTTTTCTTTCATTTTACGGTCTTATTTTGCGGGAATCAAAAAGCGAGAGAGACAACTCTCCCGCCCTTGTCCCGTAAAGCTTTTTACTGCATGAGAATATTTCCGTCGAAATAGCGACCGCCGATTTCGAGACAGTCCGTATACTGCCAAATTGTGGCGTTCTCCATATCGCACTCGCTATCCCATTGAGCACACCAAATCGGGGTATCATTGCCACAATGGGATTCGATATCGAGGAAATCCTCGAACCAAGACAGGCTCGCATACACACCGCAAGTGAAGCCATTGTCTTTGCAAACATTGATAAACTCGGCGCACATTTCGGAGAACAAGTCGCCGTCCCATACATCGTTCTCGCGCTTGTATCCGTCCGCGTCTTCCATGTCAAACCAAACACCCATCGGCAGGTCTGCGTCAGTGATACCACCCTCGCGCAAAGTCTCGACAAGGAACTCCGCTTCCTCGCGTGCGTCCGCTACATCGAGCGCATAACTGTAGTAGTACACACCGACAGAAAGCCCGTGTGCCTTAGCTTGCTCGTAATTGTCCCAAAAATCTTCGTCCAAGTGTCCGTGTCCATACCCCAGTCGGATAATGACAAAATCCATTTCGTTCGCTACTGCGTCCCATGGAATATAGGCGTTATTTTCGGACACATCAATTCCGTATCTTGCCATTTCACATTCCTCCTCTTGTTCTTCTTCGACTTCTTCTTCAACCTCTTGTTCCATCTCTTCTGCAAGCCCGCTTTCTTCTTCGCGCTCGCGGTGTCTGTATCTCCAGTTTTCCTCGTGCCAAGTGTACATCTTACTTTCCGCCTTTCTTCTTACGGTGTTTCACATACGCGTCATCGTCATCGTCGGTGTCAATGTTCTTTTCGGCAATGTCTTTAATCTTGCTTGAAATAAAGACAGGCAGGTATTTTCCCCAGCCTATGCGGTCAACATTCTCGAGAATAGACAAAGCTTCAATGATAGCAAAGCCGCTGATAACCATGCCGCGCAACATCTTCATTCCCATCGCCATGTCAATCAGACAAGCGAAACCAATAGCGAAAAATATCGCTACCTTCTTCCACAAGCCGTTTGCGCCTATCGTGCTATTGAGTTTGTGTTTCTTCCACGCCGCGCCAACACCGCTCGCAAAATCAACAATCATTAAGACACACAAAGCCTTTATCGGAGCGTCGATACCGCCAAGCATTAGATCAAGGAAAACCCACAAAGCCGCGCTGGCCACCGCTGCCTTGGTTTCAAGTGCCGTATAGAGTGTTAAAAAGTTCATCGGATATCTTGTCCCCTTTCTTCCCAAAAAGAAAAGAAGCGGGGGATTGCTCCCCCGCCCTGTACTGCTTAGTTTACACTGAATTGTTTTGTAATCGTCAATGCACGGTAATGTGTCGTTTCAGGAACTGTGACTGTAATGTTTGTCGTTCCTATCGCCTTTGGTGTAAACTTCAATCCAAGCTTGTAGAATGTCGTGACACCATCATTATAGAAGGGTGCCAAGTTGACTTTCTCGACTGTAACAATGCTTGTGTCTTCAACTACAACGCTAACATCAGCAAGCGACGGAATTTCACCGTGCGTAATATATGCCGCTGTGTCAAGTGTTTTCGCACCAGTATCAAGCCTGAGACTCGACCATGTAGTTGATATTGCACCTGCGTCACCTTTAGCCATCAACTTACTACTGATGTTTATATATTTCGTAAATGCTGATGTATTCTCGCCTTCCGCAAAATCAACTTTGAGGAAGATTCCGTAAAGTGCCTCATACGCTTCGGTGTTTTTGTTGACAACCTTAAATGTCGGTTGCGACTTGTCGCCCCAGTTGTCAATTGGGGTTACCTCGAACGCGTCCGCTGATGGACCTTGGAAAACACTGAATGTAGGAGTAGGTGAAACCACATTCCCCCGCGACAATGTTAGCACACCTGCCACATTGTAGCCATGATACGGTTTAATCGTATTTGACGCAAACCCATGAAAACCAAGGTTAGTTAACGGGCAAGTCTTATGGAGCGTCCATGTGAATTCGCGTGTGCGTTCCGTTGAACCATCCCACCAAGCGTCAACACCATCGTTCAGTGTTGCGCGAAGGATATGTTCACCAACCGTGTTTGCTCTGTCCGTTCCTGTTTCAATCGTGCAACCGTCATGCATTTGACTTAACACTACCGTTTGTGTGCCGTTGAGATAAGCCGCGTTGCTGTTTGTACGTGTCTCATAATCAACATAAGCACCAGGCGCGAAATACACATCAAAGCTACTTTGTGAGCTTGCGTTGCACCTTGCAGATTGTTTCGTACGCACCCTTATATATGTACTTGTAGCAGCATATCCTCGGAACGAAGAATATCCTAAATCATCACGCCCCGCATTTTCTTCAATTTCATATCGCGAAGTCTTTGTCAGTCTCACCGAAATTGTTTTATTTACAGGGTCAACAGTGTATTCAGGGTAACGCTTTTCGCGTGCATTGCGTGGGTTGTCAATGACTTCAACTTCAATCTCGCCATCGCTTTCCGTGTCATAACTTAATACAACATCGGGTCCGCCATAGTACAATGCAGGCGTGTTTCCTCTCATTGAATGTTCCTCTGCAAGTGTCAGCGTTGGCGCGGCTACATTGTCCCGCGTGCGTTCATGCGTCCATGTGTAGGATTTTGGTGTGCGTGACAAATCATACGCCCACACATATCCCTCGGCTGGTGTAAGCGTGAAGGTGTACTCGCCGCTATCGCTCTTCTCATCGATACAGTAATTACCCTGCAAAATCAAGTTATCCCGTGTAAGTGTTCCGTTGGCGATAAATGAAGCAATCTCATTATCGCTCGGATTCCACCTGTTCATACGTGGATATCTGTATCTCATGTTTGCATTGTAATCAGTGTAGTACCAGGGATCGCCTGTAGCCATAGTTGGCGTTCCATCAGTACCAATCAACTCAGGGAAGTTGCGCGTTTCTGTTACAGTGACAACAAATCCGTTCTCTTCGTCGTCGTCGGTGTAAACAGTGAAACTCTTAGAAATATCACTGTTATAACCAAGTCCGTTAATCGTAATTGAATCATGCTGTACGGTAACAATCATACGCGGAACGCTCTCGCCTTGATACATCTGCACAACATCAAGTTGTGTGTTTCCGTCCTCGCTTGCTGTAACACCCGTTGCATTGTCTTTGACTTTGAGCGTCGTGTACGGTTCGGAAATAGCAAATTTCAGCGTTTGCCGTTTCGCACTCGACCATGATGTTGAAGTTCTGTCAAGTATCAGCGAATACGGACTTTCTGAAACCATTTCATGTTCCGTTTCGTCAGTGTTTGCTGTAATTGAACTTAATTGGATTTTAGGAACAACAACTTCCTGCACCCAACCGCTCGCGGTGAAGCTAATGACAAACTTACTGTTCATGTCATTATCGCATATAACGTTAATGCTTTCCGGGCTATTGCTGTTGTATCCGTTGCCCTCAATCCTTACCCAGTTATGCCCAACGGTAATTTGATAAATCGGGTTTTGGTTGCCGTTCTCGTCCATCGCATTGAAATAGAAGGTGTCTCCCTCTTCGTGCGTCTCTCCCATTCCCTCGGTGCATAACTTTGTGTACGGTTTAGAGAAGTTAAAGTAGAAAGTCTTGATAGGTGCATTTGCGGGGCTTGAAGCGTCTCCGTTCCATTGATACTCGATGTTTCCTGTCAAGTCATTCATTTCCAAAGTTGCACGGCAATCTTCGTTAGGTCCGTCCGTAACAACGCGGTCAAGGCTGATAACCTGTTTGTCAGATTCAGCATACCAGCGCAATTCGTACGGCGCGGTCGTTCCATCTTCCCATTTGTACAGCGGTTTCAGCGTGCATATCAGCGTGTGCCAACCGGGGGTCTCTGAGTATTGCTCGCCCTGTATGGATATTGCGTCGTAGTTATAATTATCGAGTTCGACATTCCACTGTTCAGACCATGAATAATCATAGTGCTGAATATTACGGATTGTCGGCTTGGCAACTGGAACATAAAGCGAATCAAGGATTTCCTGCTTTAATTCTTCAATATCTCCAATGCTTCCACCGCCACCGCTTGGCAGGTGCTCAATAGTATTCTGCATTTCTGCAAGTGTTTGCTGGATTGCTTCAATTGCTGAAGTATTAGCATTTATTCCTTGCGTGTTTGCAGAAATTGCGGCAGCGTGCTGATTAAGGACGCCTTGGATAGCTGTAATGTTTTCTTCAGCCGTTGTCATGCGTGCCTTTAATTGCGCTATCGCTTGTTCGTTCGTAGCAACGCGCTCAGTCAAAGCATTGATTGCTTCCTGCAAAGCCGCTCGCACTTCCGCAATATATTGACGCAAAGCAGTATTAAGAGCATTGATTTTATCGTCTACATAATGTTTCGTGGTTGCGTCTGTGTCTCTCGTTGGTTCTGCAACTTTCGCAATCGACTTATTCCGTGCGTCCCATGCGTCCATGTCTTCATCAAACAGCAAGCAATAATCCTGTATGTACTGTTTGATTGCGTCGTCGGCTTCGTCAACATAACGCTTATTTGTTGCGTCCGTTGTGTCTGTCGGAGTACCTACGCTGACTATACGCCCCATTTTGGCGTTCCATGTCTGCGAGTTGTAATCAAACAGCATACCGTACCAAAGCATAAAGTCATATGCTTCTTCGAGGATATGGAGCATTTGCACATCGCGCACATTCATGTCGTACGCTTTCAGAACGCTTGAATCTACATATTGCGTGAGCAAGTATTCCGTCGGCGTGTCACGATAAACGCGAATCATTTGTACATCTTCCATCGATTCCTCATTGAAAGTAATGACAGAACCCGAAATATCATAGTCCACATGATATATCAAATCCTTTAATGTATCGTCGCTAAGGGTTGCTTCGCACTTGACAAACTCTTTCCGCAACGCCATGAACGGCAATGTTACATACATCGAGAGCTTAGGAGAACAAATCGTTGTTGCCTTAAAATCTCGGCTCATTGTTCATACACACTCCTTCCAAAAAGAAAGAAAAGGCAGGGGAACAATCCCCCGCCCTTTGTTGTTATTACTGTGGTTTTGGCTTTTTCTTTGGTAACCCGCTATTCTCTACCAGCCAAGAATAGAGAATGTTTGTCGGTATCGTGCGCGGCAAAGGCACTACATTGAGAAGATTCCTTATGTCTCTTTGCGACGATTCTCCCGTGCCGATATTGACCACGGCTTGCATTGCGCCAAGCGGTATCGCCGTCGCTTCTTTGACTGCCGGTAACTGACCAATGGCGCGCCCAAAGAAACCTTGTACGGCGTTATCGTAGTTGGTGTCTTTATTCTGCTGCTGTTTACTTATGCGCGTTCCCGCGTCGGTCGATGTACGAATTGTTGCCGCGTCTGGATTTGCGATTTCGTAGATATCGTTTACCATTGACAGAGGCGAACCGACAATTGAGGAACGGAAAGCAATCGCACGCCCAAGGGCTTCATCATCGAACATTCTTTCATAATACTGTTCCGCCTTGTCTGTAAGTCCTGCGGCTTGCATTGCTTGGTATGTCAGGTAGCAACGAGCACCGTACATCATCGTATTTGAAATAATGCTCATACCCGCCGCCATCGCGTCGTCGATATCCCCTGCGGTCATTGCACGCATGGTTTGGGCGTTGACCGCCCTCATCGTATAGTCTTTGAACTGAAAGAACATTCTCGTTACAGAGTTCATGTTTTTCAGCAAGTTTCTATTTCCAATACGGCTACCGCTGACAATCGCCCTTTCTGCTTGCAATTCGACATAATTGTAGAATTTCGCATAGGATACGGGGTCGGCTTTCTGCCAAGCCTTGATATCAAGACTGCGATAGTTTCCCGCCGCGTCCTTGACAGTATATGTCCGTAAAGCTTCCTGAATACCTTTCATGTCGGCTTCCGTTATCCGTGCAGCCTGTAGCTTTGCCTTGCTGAATGGGTTACGGAAGAACGACCCGACATTCTCACCGTGCGCCGCGCGTACCATATCGCTTATCGCTTGACTTCTCATACCGCGCACCATGTTTTCTGTCATTTGCGGTAAACGATTGACAAGGCTCGTTATCTTGCCAAGCGTGAGCGCCGCGTCGTTTGCTTTAATAAGAATATTGCTGAACAAAGAACCGTCATTCAGGTTTTCTCGTACTGCCATGTCGCCATAAGATTGACCAAAAATCTTGTGCTCTTGTTCCGCACCAAAGACATGCATTTCAATATCACGGAATGTCTCACCGCTTATCTTACCTTCGCGCAAATCCATCATCCAGTTTTTCAGCGGCTTGAAGGCGTCGAGCATGTGACGGAAACCACCATACGCCATAATTCCCGTAGTTTCGGCTAACTGTGCGAACATCATGTTGCCGCCGTTCTTTGCGTAGCTCATGTTCATAAAACACTTGCAGATAGCGTCGAACTTGGTCATAACATCTTCACGCGGGCGCACACCCCTGAGCTCGTTTATACACTCTTGCAAAAGTTGCACTGATTGCATATCGTCGTTCTTGCCGTGCCCCGTCGCCGCCGCCGTTTTGAGTTCCTGCTGGATTTTGGCGATTGCGTTTTCCATTGCCTGTCTTGTTCCAAAAACCGCTTTGACCGCCGCTTCACCTGCGAACCGTTCCGCGTTGCATTGAATGATTCTGTCTAAATCCCAACTGCGAAGGTTGTTATCAAAAGAGAAATCAAATCTGTTTCCGTTGATATCGAACTTCATGACACCCGTGGTATCCATCGGCAAACGCTCTTTAAGGAACGGCAAACTTCCCAACTGTGTTTTATTGACATGGGAATCATCAATAAGCGATTGCACATATCCGCCGTCGCCTAATGCTTCCGTCGCCCACCCTTTGGCGCGTTCTTTGATATTCTCTTCAACCATTTCATCAGTGATTTCTTTCTTGACATAAGGCGTTTCGTCTCCGCGCCGTATCGACCGCGCCTCTTCCAGTTTCTCGGCTCGCTCTAATTGTGCACGGACTTTTTCGCGGTTTGCATAATGTTCTGCGTACTGTGTCAATTGTTCCTGTAACTTAACAAGGTCGTCTTTTGACGCACACATATTGACAAGTTTCTGTTGCATGTGTGGGTCAATCTGACGCCAAATTTCATCATCGACACTGTACCATTCTTTTTCGATAAGGTTCTTGCTTGCGCTTGCACCAACCATTTCTGCGCTTCTCTTACCTATGTCAATTTGCGTCTTTTTGTACATATTCTCGATGACTTCCGCCGCTTCCTTGACCTCGGCACTGAACGCGTCCATTTTAATTCCACCAGCAATATTCCCCGCCTTTGCGTTGATGTACTGCATAACTTGACGGTCAAAATCCATAGCCTTTGTTTGGCTGAACGCCTCGTCCCATTTGCCAAGGGCTTTTTCGCGAAGTTCGAGGAACTTGTGATATGGTGCTATCAATTGCCCCTTTATCATTGCTTTGTGCGTGTCCGCTGGGAGTGCGTTCTCAATCAAACTACCGCGCCCGCGTGCGTCCTCTAACAAGCGGGAAGCAAGCCCTCGCATTGTGTTTGAGCTCGAAGTATAGAAAGTTCCAAAATACCCTTGCTCTAATTTCTTTAGGAAAGACCGCGTGGGGTTTGCGATAATGTCGGGCAATTTGTCCAACACTTTATTGAACGCTCCCGTCTGTGTCTCTCTTAAAACATCAGATTCGAGAGTATACATATCACTCCAAATATTCGCGTTTGCAAAGCTTTCTTTTGAGAATTGCACGCCCGCGAACGCCGTCGTCCCGTCCTCGTTGAAATGAAGGTCGAGAGCGTCCTCGCGTTGCTTTTGAATCTGCTGTTCCAAAAGTTCCTTTATGTCTTTCGCTGTAAGTTCCGTCTTTTCTTTCCCTAAGACTTTACTGAACGCTACCTTAACATCAGAAAGCAGATTGTCAGGCAAGACACCTTCCTCAACCATCTTAGCAAGGATTTCTTCTGTGTCATGCGACGCAATCCTATTGCGAATTTCAAAAGCCTTCGTTCCTTCTGTGTTCGCCATTTCGTGTACCTTGCTCATTAACTTGGCATAATTTTCCCTGCCAAGCGTTTTCTGCAATCCTGCATGAATAGCGAACTCATGTCCGATTATACCTTCAATTTCCATAGGCGAAACTTTATCCGCCAAGAGCATGACATAATCTTCGTTCGGGACATAGAAAGCTTTTGCTGTCTCAGGAATTTTTCGCCCTGTCATCTTTTCAACAAGCGCCGACGCTTTTTCGTAAGATGTGACAACCAAACGCCCGTTGGCGTGGAGTTTTTCCAATGCGCTCATGTTGTACTTTTTCAACAATGCGTCATCGTGAATCATCTTCGCGTACTGTAGCGTTTCCTGTCCTGCTTCACCTGCCGCTATCGTATTGTGTTCCAAATCGTGCGACTGTAGCCATTTCTTTGCGCCGTCGATATCGTCCACACCTTTGACCCCTGCTTTTTTCAGTTTCTCTGTAAGGTCAACTAAAAGACGATCCGGAAGAATATCACGCGTGATAGCCTCGCTCAAAATCTTGTCAGCGTCCTTCGTGCCAAGCTCTTCGCTTAACTTTCGGAACGCACTGTCTTTCCGTGCAATTTCCTTATTGACAAAGGATTCAACTGTCTTATATCCATCGTCGCCGATAGCACGCCTTAAACCCGTTGCCGTCGTATGCGTTTCAGGAATCAGACCGTTTTTCATTGCCGCTGTCTCAAGTGCGTCTGCTGCCTTGCGTTCAGCCGTTGATACGGCGCTGCCTAAAGTATGCAGGATAGCACCGCCAAGGAAAGCGAACGCGGCATTATGTGCATAATCCACCTTTTCACCGCCAAAGCGTTCACGCAAGGTGTCATCAAAATATTGCACAAGGGCTTGTTCCCCACCTCGGATAGCAAGCATAGTTCCCTGTTTTGCAATCCAGTTCAACTTTCCAAAGTTGAAGATAGCCGCGCTTCCAACCTTTTCAGCGAAAGACAAAGCCTTCACGCTGTTCATCATCGGGATAAGGTTGATAGGGTCAGCAAGCATACCCAACCCGCCGCCTGCCATCATCAACATACCTTTTGCGCTCATGCGTCCGTTAGCGGCGTAAAATGCTTCACGCTCGATAGCGCGTTCCTTTTCAACTGCCTTTTGCTTGGCAAGCCACCGCGCCATTTCGCCGTCGGTTGCGTGCATAATGCAGAATTCTTGCGCGTCCTTATCGTTAGGCAAAATCTGCTTTATGACCTCGATATCTTCATCGGTCACTGGACGGCGTGTAAAGAGCGTATTTGTATGGAACATATCAGCATATCCAAGCTTCATAATGTCAGCGAAAGCCGTTGTTGACGCGCTGTCCCAAACATTCTCTGCTGCCATCTTTATCGTGTCAAGCCAAGAGTATTCCTTGGTTTCAGCCTCTTGTTCAGTGTTCAAATCAAGGTTTTCCTCTGGAAATGCATTGCGGTTATCGTATTGCGCCTTTCGCTCTGGGCTTACGATATTGTACAAAGCAGAAACGAAACTTCCACCGCCTGCCTGTCCGTTGTAGTCATCACCTTCATCATTCTGTAAATGAAAGTGCAAACCCGTCCCCGCGTCATGCCAAAATCCCCAAAGCCCCAGTTCTTCGGCCATCTGTTCCATCAGACCGTCAGGTACATTATCGGCATACATATCGAGAGCGTTTCCAGTTAAATGCTTCGAGCCACCCGCGCCATTGATTTCGGTA